TGCGAATTCACAAGACCAGCTTCCAAAGATTGAGAGCATCCCAACAAACTCAAATGACAAGCTCTTCCAGGAAGCATCTGGTTTGAATACCGAACAAATCTGCTTCGCTCACACCATCGACCCAATATTAATGGGTGTCAGAACTACTGGCTCACTTGGAAGTGGTTCGGATATCAAACAAGCGTATGTCATTTTTGAAAAGAATGTGGTCATGCCATTGAGAGAGCAAGTGCAAGATATCTTTAATGAGATTTTACATATAGCTAAACTCGGATTCGCTGACTTCACTATCAACAACTTCCAAATCATCAATGAATCTATTGTTGAAATCGAAGGAGATGCAAGCAAGACATCTGATGCACTCAATGCGATGAGTCCATTGGTAGCCACCAAGGTACTTGAGCAGATGACTATCAATGAAGTCAGAGCACTCGCATCACTTCCACCGATTGAAGGTGGTGACATCACAGCAATTCAAGCAGCAGCAGCCGCCGCACAACCTCAAATACCTCAAGCGTAATGTTGTATTTTATCACTGAAAACTACCTCAAGACGAACACTCCCATCACTGCCAATGTGGATGTGACTGATGTGTTCCCATATGTGGCAACTCAAGCACAGCTTCGAGTGATGCCAATCCTCGGCACTGTGTTCTACAACCATTTGCTTGAGGCATACAATGACCAAACATTGACACCTGAAGAGGAGCAACTTGTTGCATTCATTCAGCCAGTCATCGCATGGAGGTCAGCTGAAGATGCTGTATTTGGATTGACATATCAGCTCAAGAACAAAGGACTCCAGCAGCAGAGTGGTGACTTCTCACAACCAGTCACTCGCAGTGAGGTGGCATTCGGCATGGAACACTATGCACAGAAAGCATCTTTCTTTGAGATGCGACTCATCAAGTACTTAATAAAAAACAAGGCAGAATATCCTATCTTTACAAGCCAAGCCAACCGAGATACCGACCTTCGACCACAAATCGAATGCGTTCAGTGTATCGGTGACTGCTGGTTCAATGGTGAATGGAATTGTGGATATCCTCGCAACAACGGATACAACAATCAAATTCTTGTTATCTGATGAAAAACACCCTACTCCTTTTGACCGCTTCATTCTTTACAATACTCGCACCAGTACAGCCACTTGTATTGGTAGCAATCCTCGCCATATTCATTGACACACTTTTCGGAGTTTGGAGAAGTGTTAAGAAAGGAGGGTGGCAAGCATTCAAATCACGCAGATTGAGTGACACTATCGGCAAATCATTGCTGTATTCTGGTGGCATCGTATTCACATTCCTAATCGAGAAGTTCATCGCTGGTGATATCATCGCTCACTTCATCGCAGTCGAGCTCATCATGACAAAATTTGTGGCTTTCTTTTGCGTGATTGTGGAAGTGAAGAGCATTAATGAATCATATGAGAGTGTGACTGGTAGAAACATCCTTGCTGCCATGCGTAAATTCGTAACACGATCCAAAGCAGAACTTGACAACTGGAAGTAATGGTCAGAAAGTACACCGACAAAGAACTCCTTGAGAGAGTCAAATCACTTGACAACTATATCGGTGTTCCATCGGGTCATTGGATTCTTGGTGTGCGTTCACAAGAGGATTCAGTAAACAAATTTGATGACAAATTCTATCTATTTAGAGGTGAGCTATTCATCGAGGTGTCAACCGGAACAACCAACCCAGGACAACCAACACTCAAGCAGTTCGAAAAGGTGAACAAAGCTGGTGCTGCTGTGCTCAAATCAGAGCAGTGGTATTATGATGTGTGGAAGTATGGCAGACATCAAGGCAAAGTGGAAGCACTCCTCCAGCTCGGTGCTCCAGTGGAAGTGTATCGAGACACTGATAAGGATGATGACAGCGAAGAGCAAGGAAAGCTCGACACTGGATACTTCGGCATCAACTTCCATCCCAACACATATAACTTGAATAAGCCATCAGGCACCAACATAGGATGGTGGTCAGCTGGTTGCCAAGTGTTAAACGATGTAAACAAATACAAGACATTCATTCGCCTCTGCAAATTGCAGAAGTTCACTTCATACTGTCTCATCAATGAATTTTAAGGTATTAATCTCCGCAATTCTTGCAGTGTTTATTGCATCTTGCTCCGCAAACTACCACATCAGAAAGGCAATAAAGAAAGGATATCGCTGCGACAGTGTGGCTGATACAATTCAAGTCACATCAATCGACTCGATTCCGTACATTCTGCACGATTCAATTTATTGGGAGAAGGTACTTGTCCAAAAAGATACAATCATTCGCTACAAGCGTTCTTTTGTGCCTCAAACAAGATGGCAAACAAAGATTGAATACAAGCTCAAGAGAGACACCATCCGCCAAGTGCAGAAGATTGAGGTGGCAAAGTACAAATCGCAGAAGGAAAGCTCACCATTTTGGGTGCTGATTCTTGGATTTGTGATGGGAATGGGAACAATGTATCTGTTCAGATACTCTAAACATAATCTATGATTTTAAAAAAGCACGCCAAGAATATCCATGAGCTTCAGCTCGAAGGTAACTTGGTCAAGATTGCGATGTTGTCAGACATCCACTGGGACAATCCCAAAAGTGATTGGAAACTTCTCAAGCGTGACCTTGACTATTGTCTTGAGCACAACATTCCGGTCATGATAAATGGCGATATGCTATGCCTCATGCAGGGTCGCGGAGATCGCAGAGGGAACAAGTCTGACATCAGACCAGAGCACAATAATTCAAAGTACCTTGATTCAATTGTCGAAACTGCTGTTGAATGGTTTCTGCCATATGCCCACATTTTGACGGTAATCGGATACGGAAACCACGAGACCGCAATCATCAAGTATCAAGAGACTGACATCCTTCAGCGATTTGTTGACCTTCTCAACTACAAAGCTGGAAGCAATGTGTTCGCTGGTGGATATGGTGGATGGCTGATTGTTCGCCAGATATTCGAAGGGAGTGTTCAGATGACTACAAAAATAAAATACTTTCATGGTTCTGGTGGAGGAGGTGTAGTGACCAAAGGAGCACTCAACTTGACTCGAGCTCTTGAGATGTACGAGGACTTCGATGTGTTCACGATGGGTCACATCCACGAGAATGCTGCCAGGAATGATGTGCGTGATACCATTACCTTCCATTCCAAGACTGGATACAGACACCATCACAAAGATATCCATCTCATGCTCACTGGTACATACAAGGAAGAGTATGGAGATGGCTCAAAGGGGTGGCATGTTGAGAGAGGTGCACCCATCAAACCGACTGGAGGCAGAATCCTCACCATTGAATGTGGAAGATATGAGGAGAATAAGGTGAAAAAAACCGCCAAGAGTATCGACTCAATCAAATTTCCTTTGTAAATTCACCGCTGTATTCATATACTTGTTGTTTTAGGGGGCAGAGATGCCCCTTTTTTTATGCTTAATCGACAGCGAATACCCCAATAAAATCAAGGAATTCAAAAATATTTGTTTAAAAAAGTGAAAAAATGTTCACAAGTTGAAACATATTTGCAAAAGTTGAGTATATTTGTCCATATCAAAACAACTAAATATGAGCAAAAAAGAAATTTTAGAATTCATCCAAGCCAGAGAAAGACAGCTTTGGGATGAGTACACCGAGAGCCGAGACATGAATGGCAACCTCGATGCAGTGACCAAGCGTGACCTCGCTGTATGGTCAGAGATTCACGAATTGTTGAACCACATAAACGGAAACCATGAAGGAGATAATTAAAGAATGGAAGGAGCTTCCAGATTATGACAAGGATTTTTTCAAGCACATTGTTATTTTCTTTATTCCAATTGCTTCAATCTTTGTTTGGTTGGTATCGACCAACACACCACCAGTGATGGATGTAAAACTTCCAGATTCACAGACTGAAATGAAACCCAACTATGAACTCAAAGGAGATTGGGCAAAGTATGCACAAGGAGTATATACCAGAAAATATGGCAAATAGATTTTACTTCGGAGAAGCCGATACCATCTTGCACAATCATATTGTGGAGGTGGTTGTTTACAGAGCAGAGGATGACCAAGAGATTGGAGTCATCGAATTAATGTACGAATTTGATAAAATAAATGAAAGAGATGAATTTAAAATTGAATCAGCAGAGTGGTCAAAAAATATCAC